ATTCTTTGCTCGTGATCCACAAGAGTCAAGAACTATACAATCTATTATAGATTATGTGAAGATTGGATCCTTACCAAGAGTTCGTTCTGGTAATATGGGTAAAACATATACTAATAACCAAGATGTATTCTCTATTGGTGGTAATGATAAGGTAGATGATGTAACAAGAAAGGATGAGAAAAATTACAGGAATCTCTGGCAAGATAACTTCTTTAAGAAATATAATGAGGGTTATGCAAGGAACAATAGATTCTTTGAGATACCTGATAGATTTCAATTAAGATTCTGTCGTTTTGGTGCAAATGCTGATGGTGGAATGAACAATCTAGGTGAAAGCACAAGAAGAGATCTAATGTTTAAGATTTATCCTTCAGTTTGTACTGGTATATCTGTAAACTATACACCAGATAATCAGTATGTTGCACTGAAGTCACCGCAATCTGATGGAATTTCAGTTCCTGCAGTAGTTTTACAACTTAGTTTTACTGAGACAAGACTACTAACAGAAAACGACGTAGCAGTGGGGTACTAATGCAATACTTTTCTTTACTTCCAAATGTATTTGTTGGCGAAGGCATCACAGATGATGAACCTTACAGATACCGTCTGGTTAAAAACCTTTTCAGACGTACTAAACTTAGAGAGGATCTAGATCAATACATTACATTACTAGAGACAAGAATAATTCCTGATGGAATGAGACCTGAGGAGGTGGCATTACAAGCTTTAGGTAGTCCATATTTAGATTGGATTCTTCTTATGGTGAACGAAGTTACTGATGTATATGAACAGTGGCCAAGAAGTGAAGAGAGATTACTAAATTATGTGCAAGAAAAATATGATTTGCCTGATGGTATACATCATTATGAAACTGTAGAAGCAAAGTATAATAATGTTGTAGTACTAAAGCAAGGTGTGACAGTCAATGGTGATTGGAGAACTATCTTGCCTGATGGAACTACACTAGGAGCAGACCAATCAATATTTCCTGTGACAAACTATGAGCATGAGAGATATATTAATGACAAGAAAGCAATACTTAAGATACCTACTCAACCAGTTGTTGAATTTATCCTTTCTGAGTTTGAAGAGTTAATCTCATATAAACCTCATAAAGAATTGGATAAGGAGGGTAATAAGAAAACTGAGTTAAGTGCAGCAGCAAGATTCTTAGAAAGTTCTGGTTATGTCACTGGTAGTGTGAACCTATCAACAAGTGTAGGTACAGTCACATCATTTGATAACGGTCCTACTACTACAGCAGCTAGTGTCGGAGTCGTAACTTCTACTACTACAACAGATACTACTACAACTACCACACCAGTTGGTAATCAAGCTTCAGAATCTAATACAACAAGCAGCAGTAGCAGTTCAAGTTCTTCAAGCAGCAGCAGTTCATCCAGTTCTGGATACGGATACTAAAAAACCCTTAAGAGGGCATTTTTTGGCGGGAGATTTTTTGCGATATTTTGGTACTGATTATATGTTTTCCCCTACGTAGGCAGGTACATCACCATCGCCTTCGTCTTCATCATCCTCTTCCTCTGGATTAAAAACTAATAGTTCTTCACCATATTTTATGCCTTCCATTTCTGGATGAGGTGCAGGAACTTTGTATGCTTTCATAGCATCACCATATGATCTTGTTGGTGTATTATTAAATGTATCTAAAGTTGAAGTCATCATCTTCAACATGTATGCAAACGTTGCTGCAAATAACATCACAAAAAATATCAAATATATAAAAACTAACGTGTCGTTCATTGTCCTTTTACTGCCTTAAGTGATGTGCTACTCTTAGTTCTATTTATTATGACAATGAATCTATCAGCAGCAAATGTACCTGCAAGATTCACATCAATCTCATCACCATCCTCCCAGTTGAGGTCACCATTCTTTTTAGTATGAAGCATTGCTTCTTGTACTTGGTCAATAATTTCTTGTGTGAGTTTCATTTTTTCTTTTTAGGATAATATTGGAAACCTTCTGTTTTTTCTACGAGATCAGAAAGTTTAAACGTAATCATTTTATCCCAAGGAGTACCATCTTGATCCATAAGAACTGCTGCTTTCTTGCCTTGTATTCTTTGAACACACCCAACGTATCCTCGGTAGATAGAATTTTCATCTATCACTTTAACTGTAGTACCTGGTAAAATCATAATTAATCTTCGTGATCATCCCATTGATCTGTAAGACCTTTATTGTTAAAGAATGCTCTGTAGACTCCATACCCTGATAATAATACTAAAATTACTAAGAGTGATATACCAAACGTTTGATTTGGATCAGCATTATAATGTGGTATCAGTGCATCACATTTAGTCCATGTACCTGGTAAGGTATACACAGGAGGACATGATAAAAATAGATTCATCGTTTAAATAATTTTTGAATTGGTACTTGTTTTATTTTATCTAGTACATCACCTTCTACTCTATCAACAATCTTATCAAGAACATCAATATCAATCTCCATGAATGGTGGAATGATACCTAACAATCTTAACAAACCATCTACAAATAATGCAAGTGCTGTAAACCCTAGAATCATAGAGATAACTGTAGCATCTCTATTATGTTTCTTCATTGACTCTTCATCAATCCGTTGTGCTTCTGCTACTGCTACACGAACTGCATGATCTATCATCCTATCTACTTCTTGTTTAGTATAAGCATACTTTTTTATTCTTTCCTCTGTCATCTGACCTCCTATGTCTGTAAGGGGGAACTCTTTTATTAACGTCTTTACCATTTAACCTCCATCCATTGCACATCCTATTGTTGCACCACCAATAATACCTGCAGGGATTGCCCACCACCTGCCTTTACCTTGGGAACCATAACCTGCTAGTCCACCACCTAGAAGTGCACCGATTGCTGAACCATCAGAGCAATCATTATCATCATATGTTATGACCTCTCTACGATAGACAGGTGCTACAGACGCTCTTGGAGCGTTGTCACAGGGGACTTCTATAGTATCTACCCAACTCTTTACATAACCAGGACTGCGTTGAGTACCAGGTATATATTCTTCTCTGTATTCTGTGCGAGTACAGGTACTAGCAGTTGAATAACCTGCCTGATATTCATTAGCAAGAACTGAAGCAGGTGTCAATGCGATTATAGATGCAAGTAAAACTTTCATTTTTTTTAATTCTGTATGATTATATTATAGCAAAAAAGGGAGTGAGTGTCACTCCCCTTGTGCCAGTTTATAAAGTGAACCTAATCTTCTTCTGCTAATCTAGAGAAGTATGATAGTGTGTCCTCTTCGTCTTGTACTGGAGAAGAAGCAACTGCTTTCTCTCTGAAGTCTGTTACCTCTTGTCCCCAAGAGTTATTCTTTCCTTCTGACAAGTCTTCAAGTGATTCGTCTTCTATGACAGGGTGTGGAGTTGATAGACCCAACACAAGGTCAAGACGTTTCTTTAAAGCATCATATTCTTTAAAATTCTTTGGACTTTCAAACTCAGTTAGTGAATGTCCCTCTTTCCAGATGGACTCTAACTTAGCATCATCGTATCCACCAAGAGTTGATGTGTTTGCGAACTCAGACTTATCGTAGTTCCAATATCCATCTAACTTTCTGATCTTCAATTTGAAGTCAGCACCCTTCCAGAAATTGAAAGGATCTAATGGTGACTCGTCAGCAAATGCAGGTTGCATTGCTTCAACAAGTTTGTCAAAGATCTTCTTACCATACTTATACAAGAAAACCCTACCTTCGTTCTCTGGGTGTGCAGAATCTGACACAACGTAGATATTAGAATAGTAAGATAACTTTCTCTTTTGAGCACGAGCAATGTTCTTGTCGGACTCTTTGCCACTGTTCCATAGTTCACGATTGAATTCGCCAACTGGATCATCCTTTCCAATAGTTGTTAAACTATTTTCAATGTACCATTGTCCACCAGGACCTTTGAATGCATGACTCCATACCTTTGCCCAAGGCATGTCCTCACCATCAGGTGCAGGAAGGAATCTAATGACTGCATAGCCATTACCAGACTTATCAAGTTCTGGTTTCCAAAATCTCTCATCAGCACTGTTGTTCTGTTGAGGTTGATTGATTTTCTCAATCTCTTGTGTCAGTTTGCTAAGGGTACTACCTGCAGAGGCAGCTTTCTTAAGTGATGCAAAAGACATAATTGTATTCTCCGTATTTTTGTATTTTGTGTATTGTACTGTGTAATCGTACCATACTATTTATCATGTGTCAAGTTCTTTCTTTCTAGCAGCGTCTAATGTCTCTGTTAATTTGTCCAAACACTCATATAAGTTACTGAATCCAAATGCCTTTGACATTAAGTTAATTCTTTCTTTCATGTCTGCTGCCTCTGCATCCTCTGGTGCAGACAAACACAGTCTTGTATAGAAAGTTCTTTGTTTATCAATTAAGGCACAGCACTTATCTATATGTTCTACACGAGTCTCTTTAGGTTCAAATTGTATCCTTGCTGTCATAGATGCAAGAGTTTGATACGTTGAGAATATATCTCTAAGGTCTTCTTGTACTTGTTCTGAGTGAAAAAATTCTGTCATACTTTTGTTTCTATTGTATCTAAAATAGTTCCTCTATAAACATTACAATCTAATGCTATGAAAGGTTGGTATTTAATAATTTTCATTCTAACTTCTTTCCATATAGGATCAGTTAAAACTCTATCAAAATCTTTTACAAATCCTAAACATGTTTCAAATACTACAAGAGTTTCTAATGAAACCTCTCCTGCAAGATAAGACTTTAATAGTTTAGGATGCTTACCATTCTTTACAGAAAATACTCTATCAAAATAATCTTGATAGGGATAATCATACTCATCTAATAGTAAACATACATCTTCCTTAAATTTATAAGAGAAAGACTCTTGGTTTATCTTCCAACTCCTATAAACATCATCACTAAAAGATTTTATATAACCTTTTGGATCAGATACTAAATTAGCAACGAAGTAATCAACAATTTCTTGATTAGAATACTTGGTTGCTAATTTTTTAAAGAAGTAACGATCATGTCGTTGTTCAAAGGCATCTTCACTGGCACGAACTTTACCATGATACTTATGGTAGTTGTACTTTTCTTTAGTGAAGTGTTGTTTCAATGCAAGATACATTTTATACACTTCAAATCCTGTCACAGTGGTAGGACTCCTTTGGAAGATTTCTTCATGTAATTTAGTCTCTGTGCTTCATGACGGAGACGTTCTTTTAATGGTTTAGAAACTAACTTAGGTACAGTTTCTAACTCAACCTCATTCTCTTGGCAGTAGGTAACGATTGCCTCGATGTAAGTGATCAATCCGTTACTTACTTTGACTAATCTTTCAATCTCTTGAGAAAATTTAGTTGGTGTCAGGAAGTTATCGTCTTGACCTTTCTTAGCATCTTTAGGCATTAACTTTTCCCCTAACAAATTCCTCAATGTAGGATTTAAGTAGTTGTAAATAGTCATCAAGATTGTGCTTCTGAAAGATTTGTATAGATCCCTCTTCTGTTGCGATAAGTGTGACAATTTTCTTGACCTCAATTCCAGTACGTTCAAGGAACATCGCTGCGTATGCAGTCTCTTGGACAAAATAGTTTTC